TACTACTAGCAGGAGAGGATAAGAGCAATGGATAAACTAGGCAAAGTAATAGCCTTTCACCCCGTCAGATCGGAACTGAAGCTATTCTATGAAGTGATAGAGCCAGACGGTGAGACTAGATGGGGTGGAGAGAGAGCCTTCGACGCCATATCCTGGTTGCACCTTGCCCCGAAGGGGTCTAGGTTGCTGGTATCAGGGTGGGAGAGCGATGATCTAGACGCTCAACCGGTAGGACAACCGCTAGATGTAACCGAGATGTATCAACTGCTAAAGGGGGTGAACTGATGGAGATATTTGCAGGTTTAATAGTAGTATTAGTAGTCATATACGCGCTTATAGTGATAGAGGATAAGTTAAATGACGGAGACAGGTAGCAGAGTAGAAGGCGCTAAGCGTATGGCTGTGCGTCAAAGGAACTATCGAAGGGTGCGAGATCGCGCCTTGGTGAGGTTGGCAAATGCCTACCCGGAAACTTACAAGGAATTACTTGAACAGGAGAAGGTGGCAGATGTTGAAATGGGTAAAAAATGGGTTGATATTGACGGTAACACTATCCCTGCTATGGATACTCGCACCTACTCATCTATCACCGGATCACTCGATAGTTACTCCACAGATATCAAAGAGGACGAAGGCGACGATAGATGAGAAGCGAAACAACAAACGGATCGCAAGAGAATATAGTCGCGCTCTCGGATATACGAAGCGAGAGACAGCGTGCCTTATCACCCTATGGACCCGTGAGTCAAGGTTTGACCACCTCGCAAAGAACCAGCAGGGATCAAGCGCTTACGGAATTGCTCAACTCCTTAGAGAACGCAGTAGCAGACCTGAACTCCAAGTCCTACACGGCCTTAGATACCTTAGCCATCGCTATTCAGGGAGCGCGTGTCGCGCTCTCCGCCACAGCGACAGACGAGGCTGGTATCGATGCTGACCGGGGTTAGTTTATTCGCAGGAGTCGGGGGCTTTGACCTTGCTATGCAACGGCAGGGAGTAAAGGTAGTTGCCTCAGTAGAGATAGATAAGAAGTGTAACGAGGTGCTTGCTAAGCACTTCCCAGAAGCAACACGGTTCACAGATGTAACTACAGTTAAGGGAGAGGATTTAATAAATGCCGGATTTAATCCAAGCAAAGGTATTATTACAGGAGGATTTCCCTGCCAAGACCTCAGTGTCGCTGGCAAGAGGGCTGGTCTTGCTGGTGAAAGAAGCGGGCTTTTCTGGGAAATTGCAAGACTTGTGGAAGAAACGAAAACAGAATACTTCGTCATCGAAAACGTTCCTGGTCTGCTATCCAGTAACAACGGAAAAGATTTTGGAGTCGTCATCGGGACGATGGCCGACCTCGGGTATTCTGTTGGATGGCGGGTGCTTGATGCTCAATACTTCGGAGTACCCCAGCGACGGCGCCGTGTCTTCATCGTTGGCAGACGTTCTAATAACTCATCAAGTCCTGCCGAAATACTTTTTAAGCCACAAGGCTTGCGAAGGGATCCTTCGACGAGCCAATCGAAGGGGCAAGACCCTACCACCAGCACTGCAAGAAGCTTTGGTCAAACAGGTTTCGCTAAGTACTCCGAAGGAGTAACTACCCTTACCGCTAGTGGTTACAAACGACCAGAAGACAATGTAGTAGTTACTTCATCATCCTTTGGTGGATACATAGAAGGAGTTGGCACCTTACGTGCCAATGGTGGAGATCTAGGTGGAGGAAGTGAGAACCTTGTGGTTCACCAAGAGTAGGAGAGCACAGAATGTGGATGACTACGAAACTTGGATTAAAGGAGGAGTAATGCCAACGCTTAACGCATTTGATAATGGTGATGTACGAACGACAGTAATTGTCTTTCATCCTCACTATCACGACGGAGCTAGAGTTCAAGACAAAACTATGAATACTCTTACATCACGTATGGGTACGGGAGGAAACAACGTGTCAATGCTTTCAGATCAAAGCGGTGTACGCCGCTTAACTCCAGTAGAGTGTGAAAGATTGCAAGGTTTTCCTGATGATTGGACAGCAGGACAACCGGACTCAACTCGCTACAAACAAATGGGCAACGCAGTTGCCGTGCCTGTCGTAGAGTGGATCATCCAAGGTATCTGTGATACTATCTAAGAACCTTCTCTCGGGACAGCAAGACCACTAGCCCTCACCGTTAACCTCTTTCCGGTGGGGGTTAGTGCTTTATCCACCGTTACTATAAAAGCCTTTACCCTTGAAGGTGATAGCGGGAGAAGACCAGACTCGTTGCATAGACTTGTGGCAATCGGTACACATAGGCTCTATTACCTCAGCGTGGATAGATTGCTCGATATCTCTGGTGCTACCGCACTCGCAGTTAAAAGAATAGATCACAGCTTTACCGCCTCGTTTATATCTAAGTAACCTACTAACTTGTAAACCTTATTCTTGTTCTCAAACTCGGTAGACACTGGCATCACTTCTGTATACCATTCTGGTTCCGGTAGATCCATAAGGTCAAAGGAATAGATACCAAGTGGAGTAGAGTTAATGTAATACGGGATAAGATCACGCTCTGCTGCTTGAGTGATGAGCTTGCGATACTTAATCTCTTCGATAAGCAGGGTTGGATAGTGAGTCTGCCTACATTTAAGTTCGATGTAATGAGCAGCCTTCTCGCTGGTGCAATCATAACTATCATAGATCCCCGGACTCTTTACTAGGTCTGGGTATAGGCTACCTTTAAGATAGGCGAAGAGGTCTGCCTCTTTCATTTCCAGGGAGTCTCACCGCCCAGGTTATCCTGCAATCTACGCAAGGCTACTGAACAGCGACGATCTGCAGTAGAGATAGCGCACTCAAGGAGTGCAGACATCTGCTTAAAGGTATAACTATCGTGATGACGGTAGCGCAATAGGTTCTGATCTTCTGGTTCTAATAGCAGATAAGCCTTCTTGATATCTATCAGACTAGCAAGCAGCGTACCGCCTTCTGCCGGTGAAGAAGAACCCTTTGGTTGACCGTCAATAATCATCTCTTGTGCTTGCTCTAGCACTGTACCGTCAAGGACAGAGGCGATAACATATGGCAGTAGCTGACCCAAGGTAGCAGTCTGGTAGTACGCCTCATCAGAAGTCTGATAGCCGGACTTGTTAGCCTTCTCCTTGCGAGCATAGCGTTCTGCTACACGACGCATACGCCACGCAATCTTCTGCTCGTTATGCTTTCGCTCATCAGCATCTTCAACGTTAAGCATCTCATCGAAGTCATCAGTGCGAGTCATAGCCCAAGCAATACACTCTTGATAGATATCATCCTTCTCGACGAAGGCTTTGTATCTGCGGTAGACAACGTATGAAACAGACGGTGCTACCTCAAGAATGATCGGGTGGATATTACTCATCAGGCCAACTGCCATCCAATACCATCATTGCAATAGCACTATAATTAAGCAGATCAAGAAAGCTATCACGAAGTGATTCATTAGATGGACTTACCTCTGAGTCAATTAGATTGTTAATACGGGCTATCTTGTCCCACATACGCACACGTAGTCCGTTGAGTGGGCCACCCGGTGAACCAGCAATATTCTTTGGGCCGTAGTCGTGGTGCTTACGGATCAGTAGGTTGCCCGCTGCATCCATAATGCGCCATACATCTACAATGAACTCTGGATCTACCTTGTTGGTAAAGGTCGTATCGAGATAGTCTCGGTTTCCATATCCACTTCTAGGATCTGGAAGCCCATATGCTGAATAGTCTGTAGCATCATTTGCCATTCTTCTTTACTCACCTTTCGTTTCACCCACTAGCAAAGCCTTTGTTGCATCTGCACCGTAGGCCAAGTAGTAGTCGTTGATGTCTAATCCTGGAGGTAGTGTAACAATTTGTGAATTGATTATCTCGTTAGCGACACGCTTAGAAAACTCTGCACCGGGGTTAGATCCATCTTCTTTGACGTCGTTATCACCGACAACATAGACCGTATCGTAACCGTTAAAGAGCTTAGGAAAGTGTGGCTTCCAAGACTGTACGCCAGGTACTCCAACTGCTGGAATACCTAGCATCCCGCTAGTAATTACTGCATCTAGTTCACCTTCGCAGATAACAATATAAGGAGACATAAGTAGCACATCGGATACGTTGTATAGGTGTGCCTTCTGTCCTGTTGGCGAGCCATACTTGGGCTTGCCATCATCTATGCGCCGGCCACCAGCAGTGATGTAAGGGATCGATATCCATCCATCATACATCTCGTGACCGTTGATTGGTTCAGTAACTGTGCCTAACTGGAAACGTGCAGCTACCTGTTCAGATATCCCACGTTCTGCTAGGGCGACCAGCACCTCTGGACTTACCTCTTGAGCGTATCGCTGCGCCGCTTCCAGTAGCAATTTCGACTGCGCGTTTGAGGCCATCCTTAAACTCCAAGTTCTCTATGATGCAGACAATATTGACTGCATTACCACCCTTACCGCAGGTGTGGCAGAAATATAAATTGTTATATGTATTTATTACAGCAGACCTACGAGTGTCGCTATGCAAGCAACACTTAACCGATACGTCTTGACCTTCTCTTACTTCACCACCAAAGAACCGAACTACCGGTGCTATGGGGATTGAGTTTGCATCAGTGCGACCTTTTCGCCCTTTACCCAACCTGTTCCAGTCTTGTGCTGGCATACGCATCCCTCGCACTTCTCGTGCCAGTGTGCTGCACGCTTTAGATGATTAGCCTTGTTCTCCTCGCCCGCTTTAAGGCAGTTTATGCAGATCACGCTTGATCCTGTTCCTCATCTGGTGCAAGTTCTACTTCTTCATCGGTGCTTAGTATCTCTGATGTGGTGATTTCACCTTCTGGTACTGGCATTTTCTTCTCCTTTAGCCATTGTGTTAGATCTTGAATTACCCACGCTTGTTCTATGGGAGCGTTGCGACGCTTAACTATGACATAAGACAGTGGAACTTCCCCAAGATCCCTAGCCTTCGCATAGTTAAACGCCTCAACCTGTGCTTCTTTCCAGAACTGAGGCAGGGTGAGCGTCTGCCTGTTCTTTAGTTCAAGGATGTAAGTTTCCCCTGCGATAACAGTAACGATGTCGCCTTCATCCTTTGCCCCAGCTTTAGTCAGACGTTCTGCAATGGCACCCATTTTGCGGAGCCACTTCATTACATCTGTCTCAAACTGAGAACCTTTAGTCTTGTTGTACTGACTCATCTACCAGTACTACCTTGTTGGTTTTGTAAACCATCTGTCCTTCTTCATCTTTGACAATCTCGACAATGCCGGACTGGATCATAGCGTTGAAGAAGTTAGCCAGATCTACTTTAAGAATAGCAACTTCTCTTTCAACATCACTCATTTTATATCCCTTACTGGACTATGTAGTTACCCTGGTAGTTGTTCATTGCATCGTTTTTAATCATAACACCCCACGCATCTTTATCTGATATCTGACAAGCCGCATAGTTCACGAAGAGCGTAGCGTAGTCAGAGGCATCAGCGGTATGGGGACCAAAACGGTTCTTCACAGCAGCAACGCAAAGAACCGCTTGGTTTGGATCATACCCAAGGGTTAGGATCAAGGCAGGTAATTGACTTACCTTACCGTGAATAGCACGGCGAGCAGGTGGCTTTGACGGTGAGCCATACTCGCTTTGCTCAGAGACGTGGTGCAGTACTAACACACAGGCTTCTGTCTTGCGTGCCATATCGTGCAACTCCATCATAATTGCACGCAGACCAGCCCATTCATTATCAGTCTCTGCTGCCACGTTCATTAAGTTATCTATAACTATTAACTCTGGAGCCTCGCCGTATAACTCCACGTATGCTTTTATCTCTAACTCGATATCGTCTAGTGACGGCGACGAATCAAAGACCCATTTGATATGGCTTAGTTTGTCAAAGTGTTTATCGTAGTAGTGACTGTCCTTAGATAAGTTCAGTTCTACCGATACCTGTGAATGACCGGAGGCTGCTGCTGCAGCTCGCATCATTACAGTTGTGGTGTCTGTATCTGCTGAGAAGAAAAGAGTTTTAACGCCTGCCTTCATCGCATAGATAAGAGCAAACATACTCTTACCAGCGTTGGGTGCAGCCGCCACCATACAGACTTGTCCTCGCCGGAACTTAATCTGCTTGGCAGACAGTGCTAACCACACGTCAGGAAGTGGTGTTGCCTTGGTAAGCACACCTCTCCAGGCACGTGATAGATCAAGCAACGTCTTCCCCTCTCAACGTAATATTCTTTTGTTGACGAATGATTCGTCGTTGTCTTTCAGTTACCCCGCCCCATATACCAAAGCGTTCGTTGTTTATTCCCCATTCAGCGCACTCAGTTTGATGAACACACTTCTTACAAATGGAGATAGCCAGTAGCATTTCAGTAGAGTTACTGGTTCCGTCGTGCTTTTCTGGAAACCAGAAATCTCCACCTACTGTGGCGCAAGCAGGGTCTTCAAAGAACCTTGGCTCGCGCATACAATTATCGGATCCAGATAGTGTCGCACTTGTCTGTTGCACCCTTTGGTGCAGCACACATATAGCCCTTCCAAGGTCCCTTAGCTGATGTACCAGTACGTAGAGTCATTTGTCCGTGACGGCAGTTCTGAACTGTCTCAAAAGATGCTGGTATAGAGGTAGCAACTGGTGTTGCATTAAATGCTGCAGCAACTGCTGCAACTGTTGGTGCTGGCGCTGATGCTGGTGCTACTGCACCACCTGATAGTTCTGCACCGGTTGCACGAATATTAAGTGCGTTCATTGCTAGATCTGCAAGACCTGCTTCTAATTCTGAAACACTTGCTGCATAAATGTTTACTAAAGTTCCGTTAGGTAAACTGTAGTTAACCTGAAACTTTGTTGATTCTGGTGCTGGCATATTACTTTCCTCCACTTGGTTTGATGTTTAATCTAATAGATTCTTTACCAACTAACTTCGGTAAAAAGCCTAATAGTTTTTCTACTTGTTCAGAGTCAACTGTCTCACGACCTTTAACCGTTGTCCAACTGATCTGAATACCACTAGCAGTAACGCCAGTAGTTCCCTCGAAGGATGACTTCAAGGAATCCTTTTCCTTCTCCAGCTCTTTGATCTTCTCATCTAACTGAAGGTACTTCAATGCGTGCCAGATGCGTCGTAGTACTGGCAGTAGTTCTTGCAGAAGTTTGCATCCTTCTCAGGTGCTGGTGCTTCTTGCAAAGCCTTGACATTAGCCAACCACTGTAGCGCTTCTAGCGCTGATGCTTCATCGTATGGTTCAGAATAGACTTTAATATCCTTCTCATCACCATCACGTGCAATGGCTACTAGGTTTACAGTCTTTACTTCGTGACCGTTCTTAGATAGCAGATAGCCATAGACCTGTACTTGCCAGCGCTGTTGCACTGACGGAAAGTATGAAAGGTTCTTTACCTTAGATGTCTTCCAGTCAATGACTGCACCGATACCCGGTACGAATAAGTCAACGTGTGCTTTCATATCACCGTACTCAACTGCAGTCTCGACTAGGTAATCCTTACCTTCTGGATCTAGCGTGGTGATTGCATCCATTAGTCTCTGGCTGTGCGTTCAACCGGTACCAAACCTTACGACGGCAGCCACCGATCTCTGACGGACCTACCTGTGTTTGCTTACTGCGGTCACGACCTGCATCTTTAGAGTGCAGTACGTGCAGCAACAGTTCCTTAGGGTTTTCTATTACCATTAATAAATTCCTTTACCATATCGAAAGCTGTGACCATACCTTTTGTGTATTCAAAGTTCTGAATTTTTTCTCCGCAAAAAGGACAACTTGATTCACGCAATTCTTTGCGTTCAATCAAACCCCTATAAGCAGCAAGGCGAGTATCTAAGTACTCGTTTACTTTCATCTGCGGTTATCCCTCCACGTAAGGTAATAGTCAAGAGCATACGCCCCAACGAAACCAAATAGCAAACCAAATAAAAATCCAAGCATTATTCCCATCCTCTCTGTTGAGTTTCTAATTGAATCGGTGGACAGGTATTGATGTCAAGAACCGACGCGATCTTTACTGCTCTTTCTGCAATTACTTTTGCCATTAGCAGGCTCTTGTATGAACCGGGCTTGAGTGAGTACAGATAACCGAGTGCGTATGGACCACCACTACCTGCCGTAAATAGTCCGTTCTCACTACCATTAAAGGATAGATCCGAGCCGATAGAAAACAGATACGAATCAAAGGCAAGTAGGTAAGCGAAGCTCGCTTCCTTGTCGTTTGGTTCGTAGCCATTATCTTTGAACGCATTGTAGATCGAAGGTATGACAACCCTTCCCATCCAATCCACAGGATCTTGGCGTTTATACATCGGAGGCTTCCAGTTATAGATCAAGATATCTCCTGGGCGTGAGTCACCAGTCACACCTAACAGGTACTTACCCTTGCGTACTATCTTGGGCGTCTGAGTGCTAATGATCCGCTGATCGTTATCGGTTATCTGCGAATCAGCACCCATCACTACGAAGTCAGGTCCTTGGATTCCTACCAGTGTTGTCATAAAACAAATCTTATCACCTATCGGCGTGTCGTCGCGGAGCGACACTATCGGAGATTACAATATGAGCCGTAGGCGAATAACAGTAGGCGGCCCTTACCAGGGCCGAGGCGACTGACCACAGGAAGGAGCCGAGCAATGCGGTTCCACCCCTTTGTTATGCCTAAATTATTCAGCCGTAAAGTACCACACGATGCCCTTCCTGAGCCTTACGGCACCGATTTAAGGCCGTTAGGCCCTATTCACGTGTGTCCGTGTGGGTCGCAGGTCTTTAGCGTTATGGCAGCCTTTGATGACTACGAGCTAGTCTGGTATTTCCTTGACGCTACCTGCGTTAACTGCGGTAATCTCGTCCGTGTTCCTTGTCCGGTGGACAAAGATGAATCACAAATTATCTGAAGTAGATGAAATAAATCGCAGAGCAATCTGCTCAGTTTGTGGTCCAACCAAGATAAAGATCCGCAACAAGCATCACTCCACTCCTGCTGGTCGCTTTCGCTGCAGGACTGTCTATAAAAGAAACATCCAGAAAAGCCAGTATCCATACACCTTGCACAAGAAAGATGCTTGCGAGCATTGCGGATTCGTACCTGAACATAGCAGTCAGTTGGATGTAGACCACATAGACGGAAACAGTCATAACAACGACCCTGTTAACTTGCAAACCCTGTGTGCCAACTGCCACCGGTTAAAGACACACCTGCATAATGATAGTGACTCTGGCATATTTTAGGCACAAAAAAAGAAGCCCCCCACCCCGAAGGGTGGAGGGCCATTGCCTCGCGCTTATGGGCTAATTACTTAGCACCACGACCAAACTCTTTTGCCTTTGGGTCTAGTGACTTCCAAATTGGCGCAATAAAAGCTGTGACAAAAGCGTAGGCCAATGTCTTTGGATCTGTGATTCCAGCCGCGTATAGCGCTACCACTGCTGGTACTGCTGCACGAGCATAGGTTGTTGCAATAGCAACTAACTTAGTTGTGTTCATTGTTTCTCCTTATGACTTAAAGACTGGTTTACCAAAACCAACGATGTACACCGGTAGTGACTTCTTGATCTTGGATCCATTCTTTGCTGTATACGCACGGCGCTTGAGGCAGACCTCACCACCGTTACGCTGGTCACCCGTTTTATCTGGGCTAGTGTTACCTTCGATAACGTTGATGGTTCCATCTCCGTTGTTCTTGATAACAATTCCTACGTGGCTGATGCGGTTTAACGCATCTCCTGGGAAATCAAAGAACACGATATAACCTGGCAGTGGTTCTGCATCGGCTACATCTTCCCATTGGTTGTTCTTCATAAACGCTTTAGCGCCTACAACTGTTGATACGCAGTTAGGAATCTTTAAGCCAACTTGGTTGGCACACCAGTTAACGAAACTTCCGCACCAAGGCAGGAAGTTAGACTTGGTAAAGGCTCCGTACTTTGTCTCGTTATCTTTAGGTCCTTCAATAGTTCCGACCTCTGCCTTAGCAGTTTCAATAAATTCTTTACGTTGTCCCATTGTCATCCTTACTCTTATCCTTGAGTCCGTTGCTTGCAAGCACTGCTCCTAGGCTGCCTGTAAGGAACACAGTCAGCGTAGTTAATAGTTCAATGAAAGCCCTATCGTTAGGAGCTTGTTCACCTAGCGGTTGAGTTACAAATATCAAAGCCCAAAGGATTCCAAAGACTGAGCCTAGGAATACTAAGGCTAGGATTACTCCGATAAATACAATCAGTCGAGCCTTTAATTGTTCATTACTAAATCTTTGCTTAGCCATTAAACGTACCTTCCGGGATAATGTCTTTTGTACAACTGCCTGTTGCAATACATTGAGGCGGGTTACATTCTGGGTTATCCCAGTTCTCGTACTCTTGGCACGGATATCTAACCCATCCTTGGTACTGAGCGCAACCGCTAAGGCTTATTGCGAGCAAGAAGAATACGATAAATTTCTTCAACCTGTCGCTCCAATCTTGCAACTGAATCCTTTACGCTTGATCCACCATTGGGTTTTAATTCATTTAAGTAATGCTTAACTAACCAGCGCACTGCGCCTATAAACCCACCGATGATGGTCATCACAGCAACTGCTACGGTTGCATAGTCTTGTGCTTGCATTAGACCGTCCGAATCGTGACTAGGAGTGTGCCGCCAAATCCAGAGAATCGTTTATCTTCTGGAGTTCTGTTGATGAAATCCATCTCTTCGATGATGCCAAGGTATGACTCACCGGTTCTAAAATCTTGAACGCGGATGGTGTCACCAACATTTTCAATCTGCTCTAGTTGAGACATACGCTGATAAGCAGATCCTTCAAAACCAACTTCGTTGCTGAACTTGTCGCTCTCGTGGTCATAGCAGAAGACTGGGTATTGGATCAGGCGCTGACGGGGAACTGCTGGCAGTGACTTTAACTGGTATCCAGTAAATAGTGGACCCTTGGTAGCATCAGTAGTTGATCTAGACATAGTGAACTTAAAGCCAAGATACTCTTGTGCTGTAGTTGGGTAGTTTACGTTGATCTCAGGAACAGTTGTTCCTTGTGAGAATGTACCAATGTTGTATGTGGTATCTCTTGAGTCAATAGATTCAATACTAAGACCACCATTGGCAGTATCAATACGAGCTTGTAATAGTTTGTAGATCTTAGTCTCAAGTGTGTTGTAGCGGATATAACCGGTACGTAGGTAACCTGTTGCTACTAGGTTAGTTGTAGATTCAGCCCAGATGTTATTGCCAGTATTAAATGCCAACCTGTCTGAGTTACCAAAGAAGGCAACCTGAGTTGAGGCTGTTCCATTTCCAGCAGCAATAAGATCCCAAGCCCAAGGAAAATACAGAGAACTAGCTAAGACAGTTGTAGATAGATCTACTCGCACTAGCCCTGCTTCGCTATCTACAAGGGTTGCAAGGTAGGCATAACTATCTTTGAAAGCGATAGCGTTACAGGCGGCATCTCTAAAGAGCAACGGCCCATACTGAACATCTCCAGTTGCGTCAGCAATGCCGACTCTAAAACCTTCACTGGTGGCAAGTACAGCATAAGTGCCAAGGTAAACATCAAAGTCATTGATGCGCTCACCGTTTGGCATATCAATAATAACGGTAGGTGTTTCTAGTGTTGGGAAACCTAAAGCGGTTTGGAGTTGTAGCATCAAGGCCAACCTTAAAGACAGATGATGATGTTCCGTTTGGATCATAACCTGAAATGTAGATAGCCTGTGGTCCTTCAGAGATACTTGACCATACCCAAGATGAATTAGGATGGGTGTACAAAGCAGTAGGTAGCGCTGCAGATGATGTAGCGTTAGCGTTAAGTTCATAGATAGCAGGACCAATGGCAACAAGAAGGCGCTGCTTTACATAGCGGATCGTTGCTCTAGTTACTGATGGGGTGTCATAGATTTCAGAATCAGCAGGTGTCGCCCCGACTGAACCTTTGTGTATCTTGGTGCCGTTAATAAAATAATAGTTTGAACCATCAGTAGTAAGGCTGTAGATAGTAGATGCTGTACCAGCTTGAGCAATAGTGGTAGGTGATCCAGCAGATGTTGCTTGTTTTTTTAGAGCAGTTCCATCTGTAAAGATAATACAATCATTGGTGCCATCGTTGACACCGATCATCTGAGCAGGGGCTGCACCTGAATAGAACGAAGCAGTATCATTTAGCAGAGTCGCTTGTCCTCTAGTCCAGACATCTATACCTTTAGACTCTGTGTATTGAAAGCGCAAAGACTCTTCTTGTATAGGCTCGAAATACTTAATCCCCGCACCTAAGTGGAACGAGGATTGACTTCTAACCCACCAACCGGTAAGTGTCTGCTCACCAGGTTCACGCGTCTGGTCAATCTGTTGCTTGCGATACTGCGCTGTTACTCGACGATAAGGTTGTTCATCGGATGCAGCAAGAAAGAACGGTTGTGATGCAAAGGCTACGTCGTAGGCTGGACCAGTTGGAATATAGGCAGTAGATCCTGCAGGGTTGGAGAGTACGTAGGGGATTCCCTCGGTTATATCATCGCCATATGGCATTGCCACTCCTTAGTATATTTGTAATTCTGCTTCATCTACCGCATCATCAATGTCCCGCGCTAGCGGGAACAGGTCTTCAGTTAGACAGTGCTGCAATCTCTTCACCGGTTAAGCCAAGTGCTGCGAGCTTTGCTTGTGCTGATAGTTTTGCATCAGCCTTTGCTTCTGCCTCAGCATCGCGCTCTGCCTTTTCAATAGCAGCAGCCTGTGCATCTACTGCACGCTGTTCGATCTCTTCTGGAGTTAGATCAACGTAAGTCTGTGTGCCTTTAGCAAGATCAACGATTAGTTTCTTATCAGACATTTTCTTCTCCTATAATTACTACGTGTGTGGCATCTGGACAAGACCAGGTGCAAGTCTCTTCGTCAAATACCACCGCGTCTGGATGGCACTCTGGCTTAGGTGCAATGAACGCATCGCGGGTTGCATCGTATGAGTAACCGATACCTGCGTAGTTCTTGCGGATGTTGCCGTTGTATGAGGTCTTAACCCAAGTACCACCAAGGTTATCTAGCAACCATTGGTAGCCTTCGTCGCCGTTAGGGTCATTGTTATCGCCTACAAGTACTCGAACAACAATGTTGTTCTCATCTATCTCTGCCCAATGTGACATTCTATTTCTCCTTAAACTATTGGATATCTAATAATAACAATTCCCGAACCGCCTGCGCCAGATGGCACGATTGCACCATCTGCCCCACCGCCAGAACCTGTGTTAACTATTCCAGATGTTGCTACGGTTAATGATCCGCCGATTGATCCAGTTCCTCCACCACCAGCACCACCAGTACCTGGTGTTGAACCCTCTGTACTGCCACCGCCACCACCTGCGTAGTAACCGCTGACACCAGTTGAAGTTGCGGTTGCCCAAGTTGACCAAGTATTTAATCCCGCACCACCGTTTGCACCAGGAGTTGTGTTATCAGTTGTTGCGTTAGCACCAACAGCACCGGAGCCACCACCACCGCCACCTTTGTAAGCAGGCGGAGTTCCGCGATAACCATTTCCTCCAGCAAAGCCATAGCCTGTTGCTCCACCAGATGTACCCTGATTCGCAGCGCCGCCTGTAGTTGAGTTACCAGCAGCAGTTCCCATTGATCCGCCACCACCGGAACCGCCAGCGCTTCCATTAGCAGAAGTTGTTACCCAACGACCACCACCGCCACCGCCATTAGCAGTGATAGTGTCAAAAACAGAATTGCTACCGTTGTTTCCCTGTACTGCGTTTGCGCTGGCTCCGCCAGCACCGATAGTTACGGTATAAGAACCTGTAACTATTGACCTTGATGTCTGATTACATACTCCACCAGCACCACCACCACCGCCGTAGTAACTTCCACCAGAACCGCCACCTGCAATGACTAACACATCAGCAGTTAAACCAACCTGCGGAGTAAATGTTCCTGATGCAAGGAAGGCGTGATACCAGTAAGTACCATCAGTTGCAATCACATTTCCACCGCTAGCCTTTGGCGCAATGGCAGGTGTAGTGCCGACTGCTGCTAGACCGTAGAGGCTGAAGGTTGAGTATTGGACATAGGAACCAGATGAAGGGGCTAAAGCAATGCTTGTAATTGCTGCTGTATTAGACCACAGTTGAGCATCCAAAACAGAATAAATAGTAGTGGCATTTGTTTCGCCTACTGAGTCTGTTGATACTGACTTAAAATTACTAGATGTGTAATTAGGAATATAAATTTCTGCATTACCGAAAGTATTAGCAGTTGTGGTTGAGTCATTTGTTGTTCCAACATAACGTGTAGCATCGTTTCCTGAGGCTGCGGCAGAACCAGTTCCATACAGAAAGCGTGAAGCGTAAGAAGTAGTTACTCCATTAAATGTTATGTA